GGACCGCGTACACTAGCGGTTGCCGTATCGGTTGCATATGTGATTCGGTCTACTGTTGAGGTTACAGGGAACGTCCCGCCGCCAAACCAGCCATCAGTGGTATTACCTGCTGCGGCTAAATTAGTGCTAGACCTACTAAGTGGGCCGCGTTCTGAAGCGGTATCAGTATCCGTTGCAAATGTTATTCGTTGAACGGTTGAACGGTAGCCCGGGCCACCGCCGCCAAACCAAGCCGCTGTGTTTTCTACAGGTGCCTCTGTAAAAGTAAATCCACCTGAAAAAGCTAGTCCACCTGATAATGTAAATCCTGACATAGTATAAGCCTTGTTATATTATATTTATTATTGCATACCGCCGGCTGCGGCTAAACCATATCTAGCCGAACTAAGTGGTCCACGTACACTAGCGGTTGCCGTATCGGTTGCATATGTGATTCGGTCTACGGTTGACATAGTGGGCGTTTGGCCGCCGCCAAACCAGCCATCAGTAGAATTACCGGCTGCGGCTAAATCACGCCTAACCCCACTAAGTGGACCACGTACACTTGCAGTAGCGGTATCGGTTGCATATGTGATTCGTTCTACGGTTGAATGGGTACCGGCATTGTACCCGGCACCAAACCAGCCATAATCACTATTACCTGCTGCGGCTAACCTGACTCTACCCAAACTAAGTGGACCACGTACACTTGCAGTTGCCGTATCGGTTGCATATGTGATTCGGTCTACCGTTGAGAGGGGGCCGGCTGCGCCACCGCCGCCGCCACCAAACCAGCCATCAGTGGTGTTACCCGTTGCGGCAAAATTATATCTAGCAGCACTAAGTGGACCACGAACACTAGCAGTTGCAGTATCGGTTGCATATGTGATTCGGTCTACGGTTGAGGTTGATGGGAAACCGCCGCCGCCAAACCACCCATAATCAGTATTACCTGCAGCGGCTAAACCCTGCCTAGCCAAACTAAGTGGACCGCGCACACTAGCGGTGTTAGTATCAGTTGCATATGTGATTCGGTCTACTGTTGAACCTCCCGGAGTACCGCCGCCAAACCAGCCATCAGTAGTATTGCCTGCTGCGGCTAAATAATTTCTAGCCGAACTAAGTGGTCCACGTACACTAGCGGTTGCAGTATCGGTTGCAAATGTTATTCGGGCTACACTTGTCCCACCACCATATCCGCTGCCAAACCACGCCGCTGTGTTTTCTGTAGGTGGTGCCTCTGTAAAAGTAAATCCACCTGAAAAAGCTAGTCCACCTGATAATGTAAATCCTGACATAGTATAAACTTTGTTATCTATATTTATCTATGGATATTAGATAACAAATCTAAAATACTTTTTGGTACGGTAATAGTTAAATTAACCAGGATTGGCTGCAGGAGTAGGATTAACTCCACTAGTGCCCGAGTTTGCATGTGGCATACCAAGTTCAGTAATGGTAAATATAGTATTTGCGCTTGCTAAACTTAAATAAGATACTATATTACCTTGACCAACTATAACATCAACTGATGTGCCTTGAGGAATTTGAGTACTATTAGCATTTGCAATAGTATATGCTACCCCATATGGGTTGTATCTAAGATTAGCACCAGAAATTGCCACAGCAGCATTTGCAACCAAAGTTAAACTGGTATTATTTGCAATTGCGGAAACAATGCCTACAGTAGCCCCAGTGGTGTTTCCTACCCAATATCCAACCCCCAATTGAGAATTAAATAATGTGCCAGAGCCTGTAATCGTAGCACTATTGGTTGCAGCGGTTACTGTACCAGTTACTGCAACATTGGGAAAACTAGTAGTAAATTGAATTGCTACATTAGAAGTACTGATTCTTGCTTTATCTGTTGCAATATTTGCTGATGCTGCTGCTGTTGCGCTATTTGCTGTGTATGCGTATGATGCCATTTTATTATTCCTATTATTATATTTATTACATTCTACTGATTGCTACTTCAATGACACCTTCACCGTCAAAGTTTTCTAATGCTTTGCCGATAACTGTTCCCATCATGGGAGATGTTTTTGCTGGTCTAGCAAATCCATTTCCTCCACTTATTAACATATCACCTTTGTGTATTTTTCCACGAACTTTAGTTGGCACCCGACCTTGTAATGCAATAGCAACAGTATGCGTTCCTAAGCAAAGTGAATTCATTATGTATGCTGGATTAGTTGATACTACCCCTGCAACTTTTATAGTGCCATCTTCGGCAATAGTGACTTCTTTATCTCCGCCAAACTCTAATACAGTTCCTGGCTCATACTCAGCATCTGCTTCATAATATTCAGCCAAGTCAGCATATGTTGCATTTAATCTACTACCGGCACTTAATGACCAGTTACCTGTGATAGTACCTGCTGTAGCATTTGAACCAGTGGTTAATGTAGTACCAAAGTGTGTTGCAGCGCCTGTACCAATTTGAACTGCCCCAGTTAATGTACCGCCTAATGTTAATGCACTTAATGTTCCAACTGAAGTTATATTTGGCTGTGCATTAGTAGTTACTGTTGCAGCAGATCCACTGGCATTTCCAGTTAAATTTCCTACGAATGTTGTACTAGTAACACTAGTCAATCCAGCAACTGTGGTAACAGTTGAGCCTAAAGTTAATGCTGTACTACCTAATGTTACATTAGCATTAGCAAGTCTTGTTTGTGCTAATGTACCAGAAGAAACATTACTAGCATTTAATGCAGTTAATGCACTACCATTACCAGAAAAAACTCCATTTGCGGCAACGTTGCCGTCGACTTGTAATGTAGCACCATCCCACGATGCTGTATATCCAATAGCAGCACCTGCTCGAATACCAATAAATTCAATTTTAGATCCTCTATTTGCAGAGGTAATAATGTCAGTGGTTGTAATTTGAATTGTGCCGGTACCGGTAAATGCTGAACCTGTATACGATTCAGCAGCGATAATTAATACTATATCACCTGACTGTATCTGTGTTGGTGCGGCTAATGTGCCACGTGATGATAATGATTTTAGTCTACTATAAGTGGTAGCACTTCCAACAACACCCGGTAATTGAATATTATATCCAGTTGAATTATTAATAACAGTTGCAGAATTCAAATTACCGGTTGAAGTAATATTTGGTTGTGCTGCTGTTGTTACAGTTGCAGCAGTTCCGGAACTAACAGCATAAGTTGCATTAGCAACAGTGCCGGATACATTAGCACCAGCTACTGCATTTGCTGTTGTTGCGTATGATACCGCCCCGGATACATTAGCACCGGCAACTGCGTTTGCTGTTGATGCGTAAGTAGCAAGGCCTGCCGTCGCTACATTCAAGTTTGCTACTTGTGTTGTACTTGTTACTACAAACGGAGCAGTGCCTACTGCTACATTACTAGTAAATGTTGTACTAGTAACACTAATTAATCCAGCAACTGATGTAACAGTATCGCCTAATGTTAATGCTGTATTACCTAATGTTACACTGGCATTAGCAAGTCTTGCTTGTGCTAATGTACCAGAAGAAATATTAGTAGCATTTAATGCAGTTAATGCACTACCATTGCCAGAAAAAACGTTACCAGCACCGCTGCTAACTATATTACCTATTACTGTTAATACATTTGCTGCATAATCAAATTTGAAAGCATCACTAGCATTAGCATTTCCTGAATAATTAAATATTACCGCTGTATTACTACCCGGCATTACTAAATTTCCCGAAATATTACCTACAACATTGCCATTAAAAAATGGGGCTGATATATTCCCTGACACCGCCATTGTACCATTTGCAACTATTCCAGTTGATGTAGCAGTTAGTCTAGCATTAGCATTACCTGCGACATATATAGTGACATTACTATTAGCAGTAAGAGTTATATTGCTATTACCATTTTGCATTAATCCACTATTGATTGTAGAGATATTACCTGTAGTGATTATCGCTGTTGCAGTGCCCAAATTACCAACATTAGCATTACCAACTACTGATAAAGTCGTGCCAACATTAGCAAAACCAGCAGTGATTAAATTTCCACCGGTTATATTTCCGGTAGCAATGATAAAACCAGCAGTACCTAAGTTACCTACATTAGCATTACCAACTACAGATAAAGTAGTACCTATATTAGCATTAGCACCAACATTAGCAAAACCAGCAGTGATTAAATTTCCACCGGTTATATTTCCGGTAGCAATGATAAAACCAGCAGTGCCCAAATTACCTACATTAGCATTGCCGATTACCGATAAAGTGGTGCCTATATTAGCATTAGCACTAACATTAGCAAACCCAGCAGTGATTAAATTCCCACCGGTTATGTTACCTGTTGCAGTAACCACTGCTGTACCCATGTTACCCACGTTAGCATTACCGGTTACATTTAATCTGCCACCTGTTCTTAAATTGCCACCTTCAATATTACCAGTAGCGGTAATTAAACCAGCAGTACCTAAATTACCAACGTTAGCATTACCAACTACAGATAAAGTAGTACCAACATTAGCAAAACCAGCAGTGATTAAATTCCCACCGGTTATATTGCCTGTGGCAATGATAACACCGGCTGTACCTAAGTTACCTACATTAGCATTGCCGGTTACAGATAAAGTCGTACCAACATTAGCAAAACCAGCAGTGATTAAATTTCCACCTGTTATATTGCCGGTAGCAATGATAACACCGGCTGTACCTAAGTTACCTACATTAGCATTACCAACTACTGATAAAGTTGTACCTATATTAGCATTAGCACCAACATTAGCAAATCCAGCTGTGATTAAATTCCCACCAGTTATGTTTCCAGTTGCAATGATAATACCAGCAGTACCAAGATTACCAACGTTAGCATTACCAACTACCGATAAAGTAGTACCTATATTAGCATTAGCACCAACATTAGCAAAACCAGCAGTGATTATATTTCCACCGGTTATATTGCCGGTAGCAATGATAACACCGGCTGTACCTAAGTTACCTACATTAGCATTACCAACTACAGATAAAGTAGTACCAACATTAGCAAAACCAGCAGTGATTAAATTTCCACCTGTTATGTTTCCAGTTGCAATGATAACACCAGCAGTACCTAAGTTACCTACATTAGCATTACCAACTACTGATAAAGTAGTGCCTATATTAGCATTAGCACCAACATTAGCAAAACCAGCAGTGATTAAATTTCCGCCGGTTATGTTTCCAGTTGCAACAATCAATCCAGCAGTGCCCAAATTACCTACATTAGCATTGCCGGTTACAGATAAAGTCGTACCAACATTAGCAAAACCAGCAGTGATTAAATTTCCACCGGTTATATTTCCTGTGGCAATAATTCTCCCAGCGGTACCAAGATTTCCAACGTTAGCATTACTTGTGACATTTAATAAAGTAGTAGATAGATTTCCAGTTGCAGCATTAAATGACAAGTTAGCATTACTTCCCATTGCTAAATTACCAGTACTAGAAGAACTAACAAATGTCGGGAAAAACGTTCCAGTAGTTTGTGTTGTAACGACATCATTATCACTTACATTTGCTCTTGCAACATATAAATTAGGAACGAGTGTGGTAGATGTAATTACTAGGGGAGGAGTTCCAATTGCTATATTAGAAATAAATTGCGTAGCCGAAATAGTATTAGATGCTACAACATTACTAATATTAAAATTGCCATCTACTGTTAATGTTTTAGGGGCGGTTAAATTAAAAGTAAATCCAGAATCTCCATTAAAGATACCTGAACTATTAAATTGCACCATACCATTAGAACCGCCAATTGCGCCGGCGCCCCCGCTTCCGCTTCCAATTTGAGCAGTTGCAATTGCATTTGGAGCATTTGTATAAGTTACAGTAGTGCCGTTGGTTGGCAAAATTCTTGCAAAATCAGTGTATAGGGCAACATTGCCGGATGAAGCATAATTAGCCGTAATTGAAAGATAAAATGTTAAACCGTTAACAGTAGCATTAGAAACTCCCTGTACACCCGAAATAGAAATTTCAGTTCCATTAGTATACGGTACTGTATTTGCAACTTGCATTAATAGCGGACCGTATATGGTAGTAGATGAAAGTGTATGATGTTTGTTTAGATAATATGTACCTACTAGTCCAACAGTACCGGTAATTTGAGAAACAACATATGTACCGGAAGTTATAGTCATCCCGCTAGTTTGAATAGCACTATTTACTCCTATGTAGCCTGAACTGACTGCGGTAACAGTTAACGTGGTTGAGTAGGCAGTACCGTCGCCAGTCCCGACCCCTGTTGCTGTAAATACTACATCTATTGTACTTGCCGAAGCACCAATCGTCACAAAGTTAGTAGTGCCAACTGTTTTAATTTGATAAGTTTGACCTATTACAAACGAGCCGGCGGTAATTGTAGCCTCTGCTATTTCTCCAGTAAATGTAGTTGGGTGAAAATTAGTTATAGCAGAGTATAATGTTCCTTTTGGTGTCCAGGCTAAATTACCGGCACCATCAGTTTCCATAACATATCCAATTGCACCGCCGTCAATTTGAACATTAGATATATTTCCTAGAGAAATTAACCCGCCAGCTGAAGCACCGCGATTTACCCAATTTGCTCCGTCAAATGTTAAAATCTCACCATCAGCAACAGTGTTTGCTATATCTAAATTACCATATGATCCAACTATCTGACTGAAATTTAATTGCGAATATGAAGTTAATACTTCTACATTTTCATTTGGAGTAGTTTTTCCAATAAATAATCTTTTATCATCTGACGCCCAACCAAATTCAGCTTCATCTAATTGTGGTAAATCAACTAAACTTCCGGATCTTACTTGTATTTTTGATATTTGGACTATGGCCATAAATGTGATTCCTCACACTTATTTATCTTTATACTGTTTCCTTTTATAAACAGTTCATATAATATTTTTCTACACGCTTAAACCACATATCAGAATACTTGTCAAACTCAGTACCCTCAATGATAAATTCTTGATAAATGTTATCTGCGGTACACATTAAAATAACACCTTTGCGTATTTTAGTACCGTACACTTCATTGTGAGCATTGGCATACGCAGTTAGTTGAATAAAATAATCATCAATCCATTCTCTTTTTTTAAACTTGTTAGTTTGTTTAAAATCTAATATAGCATCAGCCCCTTCATGTACGCCACATAAATCAGTAGTGCCTGCATAAATTTTAGGAAAATACAAAGAAACTTCAGTACCCCAATATTCATTACATTTTATCAATCCTTGTGTAATGATACTTGATGCCATTTGATGACTTTGAATACTATATGGATTACTACCGGGCTCCCCGGTACTACCAGTTTTAACATAGTTTTCTAACCATTTGTGCATACGAGTACCGCGGCCGGCTGCTTCGGTAGTGATTTCTTGCGCCTTAGCAACACCTATTCGTTTTCGCCAATTTTGTAATGCTTGTTTTGATTCTTCAGATTTTGTAGCATCTAAGATTGTAGTGACACTAGGGAGGTGTTCGCCATCAGGTGTGGCATATTTACGTGAACCGTTAATTGTTTGTTTGTTTAAACTAACATAGTTATATTTGTGTGGATTATACATTATAGCCAATTATAGACAATTATAGTCCATATGTCAACTTGTTTGGCTATACACGAAAACTAGTACCACATCCACATCGGTCACGTTCATTAGGATTTATAAATTCAAACCCCTCATTTAATCCATTACGCACATAATCAATTGTCATCCCTTGAAAATAAGGAGAACTTTTTGGATCAATATAAATTGAACAACCATTGCATAGTATAGATATATCTTCAAGGCACGGGGTATCAACATATTCTAAAACATAGGCTAAACCAGAACAACCGGTGGTCTTTACTCCTATTCTGATTCCTAATCCTTTACCACGCCTTGATAAAGTTTGTTTTACTTTGTTGGATGCTTTTTCTGTAATACTTATCATTGTGTTGGCATTGCCTGCTGTGCCATTTGTTTAACAATTTCTTGATTTTTATCTGTATCAGGTACATCAGGTGCTGCTTTCCCTTTAAAAATAACCTTATCAACTTGTATATTGTCTATAACATTATTTAATGGTGGGCTTTTTATCATATCATATAAAGTATCTTTATCTACAGGAACACCTTTGTTTTGTAAATAACTTAATAATTGATCAAGCGGCCATTCTGTTATATTATTCTTCTCTACTCCGGCTTTAAGTTGATCTGCTATTATGGTTAATTTGGTAATTACATCCCCGGCGGCATCTAATTCAAACAAAAACATGTTTACCTTTTGGCTCTGCCTGCCCCGCCCACCGGAGGAGCTTCTGGTAATTCTGGTACAGGAGGTGCAATTTCTTCAGCACCCATATCTACTGTACCCATCATATCAGCATCCATTTCATCAGCACCCATTTCGGCGCCTGCATCAAATGCTGCATCTACTGCTTGTCCAGTAATTCCGTTCAATCCTGCTTTCATTCCTGCTAATGCTTCCTTCAAAGTAGCAGTTAATGTATCTAGTTGTTGTGTAACTTGGTCGTTATATGTCGTGCTTTCGCTAACACCAATTTCACTTTCAATACTTGATACTAATGCCGGTAATTCTTTTACTTGCATTTGGCCAACATCTTCAAGCATTTTCTGTATTTGGTCTACTAAATCTTGAGCAGCAAGAACAACTTGTGACTTTTCAACTTCTTCATTTTCAAAAAAGATACGAGATTTAGGCATATTTTTCAAATCATAAAAATGATGTGCTAAGGATTGTTCCATAAATACCATTTTCATGTATGATGGACTAGTTGATTTTTTATAAAAATCAGCAGATTGCTTAGTCTCTCTCAACACATTTCGTACTTTGCCAAGCATGGTTTTTGTAGCAGACATATTTAGTTTTGCTATATTGAACGGAAGTTCATAATGCTCTGTTAATGCTTTAGCAGCAATAGTACTTTTATTGTTTTCAAATTCATTTAATTTCATAGTATGGTTCCAAACTAGTATATAGTATTTATCTTTTTTGTATTATTACCTGTATTTCCCGAAAATCTGTTCATTTGCCACGCCGTAGAATCCATTTCATATAAGTTCAATTCCTTTAATATTCTTTTTTTTATAATCTTATCTTCGGATAACTTGTTTAAAAATATTAGTTTATCTTCTGTCTTTTTGGATTTTTTTATCAAATTGCTATGTTGCTGGATAATCGTGTCCATTCCGCTTAATTTTTTATCTAATTCTTCAATTTTATTAAGTTCACATATCTTGTTTCTTTTATCAAAAATACACCAGGTAACTGCATTTTTCAATGAAAAAAATATCTTAGAATCTGCCCAGGTATTAGTTGTAATACGATAACTATCTTCTTTTGTTTTGGTTATACTATATTTATTAAATAATTGATATACTCCAATTTCATCTTTAAAAATTACCAACTCTTGTAAAGTTGAAATAAACTTGTTATCAAGCAAGTGATTGATTTTATTCGTCATTGGCAGTAACCTCAAAGTGTATATTTTTTAATTCCGGAGTAGTATCTAAAAATTTTGGAAGATTTTCTAAAATAGTATTGGTTTTAATCATTGGTATGGTATCACAATCACTATATAATGCCCCTAATTCAGTTATTCCATCATCAAATACGCTAGGGTGCTGTATCGTAAAATTAAAAGTCCAACAAGGATATGTTTCTTTTTCTCGTTGTTGAAATAAAAATCCAAAATTGTCAAATATTTCAAAGTTAATTTCAATTTTACTAGGCATGGTTAATAATTCAGGTTGCGACCTTAATGATATTGCTTGCAATACTGTATCAAAATTGCATTGAGTATTTCGTTTATATACCCAACTATCAATGTCTTCATCAACAGCCGGCCTACTTCTATTAACTGTCCCTGTTGGGGTAATATCAAATAAACAATAACAAGTAAGAGTGTAACTCACTTACTATTTATAGAGGTAAAAAAACTCGGAATAAATTCCGAGTTCTTTATTAAAACTAATTAGATTAGTTTGTGAATGTTGCTAATGCTGTTGTAGCACCACTTGCTAAACCACCACCAACTGCTGTCATTGCAGCAGTAATTGTTGCGGTTGTCCATGCGCCAACTGGATAAAGAGCAACTGCTATTGTATCAGAACTAGCGTCGGTATATTCATACATCATTACTGTTGCTAATTGTTCAATAGTTAGAAAAAAGTTACTAACTTCAGTATCGGTTAAAGCACCGGCTGCAGTAAACGTGAAAAACTCTAGTACTGGACCAGCAGGTTGAACAGTAACTGCGGATGTAGATGTATTAACACCTGTGTTGGTGTATGAAGTTGCATCATAGTTAATTTGCGGTTTGAAGTCGCCATTTGTGCGTGTAAATTGTGACATTTTGAAATTCCTTTAAGTTATTTGAATCATATAGATTCATATACTTATTTATCACCGGACTAAAAAAAAGGGCAATCTAGACTATCGTGCAGCAAAATTCTGCCTAGAAAAACCCATTCTATTCACATATTTAAAGCCGTTGGCAACAAATCCTTCTTGCCCAGCAGTACCATCATCAAGTTGCCCTTGTACAGGACTTGACTTAGCAGAATCATCTAATTTTTTCCAAATATCCATTTTTAACTTGTATATAGAAACCCATATTTTAAACAATGCGATTACTCCAGCTTTATGAGTATTTAAATGCTGTTCTACTTTACTTTTCATAGGTGCGGTCAGTGGTCTAGACGCAATAAAATCATTAGGCTGTTCTGGAATCACCGCAGCAGCATTGGGGTCTTTTTTTTGTAAAATAGCAGTTTGTTCTTTAGCAATTTTAGCCGCTTTGGCACGGAAACTATAATCATAAAATCCATCAAGTAAATTATTTAAATTACCTTCACGAATTTTTTTATTAAAATAAACCCCAACCAACCCTTCTTTAAAAGATGCCCCGGGCGCATTGGCTAATAAACTATCAAGTTCAGCCCCATGATTTTTAATTTCGGACTGGGCGTTTGCTAATAAGGTAGAATCAATTTTTAAGTTAGGGGCCTGCGGCATGGCACTTGGTAAAATAGCAACATCTGATATATTTTTTAATTGACCTAGTTTACCATCTAATGAAGATGCGTCATCAGTTGTAATTGCTCCGGGCGGAATATATTGATGCACTGCAATTCCGGCAGTTTTATTCTTTATTAATTTGCCCACACTACTATCAGATTGTACTGTATATGTAATCCCATTAGGATTTGCTTTAAATACGTATACTCCGTTTTGTTCTATTAATGGTTTGCTAAATAACAAATCTCCCCAATAGTATCCAATTGCGTTTGCTGAGGATTCTTCAAGTCCCGCCCATATTTGATTAATTAATACTGCTAAATCACTTCTATTAACGCCTCGGGCTGCATCATATTGTGCAAATTGTTCTGGACTATATACTGCACGACCGGTCCCGTCTTTCTTATTGAACATATGCTTGTCCATAATAGAAAACTGGCCGTCTGTCCCTCTACCAAATATCAATGCCGGATACCCATCCCATTTAATGGTAATTGTTTTTGGATTTTTAATTGTTTGGATGACCGATTGTATCGCTTCCGTTGCTCCGCTAGAACCAGCAAGATATACATAATCTTCCGGATGCGGAGCATGACCCTTATTTAAGGCCTCATTAATAGATAATCTATCTATAGTATTTCTAAGTAGTATGATAGAGTCAGTTAGTACCATTATTTTTCCTTAAAGACTTTGAAAATCTAGTTTGATCTTTACTTTTTATTGCACTAAGCAACTTTCTTTCTAATAAAGCCGCTTGCTCAGTATTATAGTGTTTACTAATAAGATCAAGTAAATTAATGGCACTTGTAATAATATTGTGCCCGCGACTTTCAATTATGTATTTAGTATCTCGGTTGTTACTAAGAGTTTCTAATTCTTCCAGTAAACTTTTAGTTTGTTTTTGCATAATGTTATATTTATGCTTTTTTCAAACTATTTAACAATACATGCAATTTTAATCCTTGGTCATTTACTGCGATTTTTCTATTAACAGGTTCTATTTCTGCTAATTGCGATACATCTGTAAAATTACTAGTAGGCTTTAATTTAGCCATAATAGATATTGCACTAGGTTGTGCTGTATATCTAGTGTCAGCTTCCGGATCCGGGTCCGTAATCCGCATAGTTTCTACATTATATTCTAAATCAACTTTTGCCCCTACTCCAGTTGAACTACGACTTTTCATACATTGAATTTGATATTTCCCACGTTCACGCATACTGCGACTTGTAAAAATGCCAAACACATTATCTGCTGTATTAATCTTACTGATACCACCAGCAATATGACTATGGTCAAATTCTTGTTCATCAACTGCACTTCGGTTTAATTGTGATGCAGTAACCATTAATACTCTCAATTCTTTAGATAAATTTCTCAATTCTTCAGTAACATATTTGTCTTTAATAAATTGATCATTTGGATTAACCTTAACACTGACCGGCATAACTAAATCTAAGTAATCAATCATTACAAAATCAATTTTAATTGATGTTTGAATTTGTACCTCTTTTAAAAAAGCACGAATATCATTAACATTACTTTGTGCAGGCAATCCTTTAACCTGATACTTTCCAGATTTTTTAGCCAGCATTTTAACTTTAAGTTCTGTATTACTAATATCTTTTCTAATTTCTTTAGTACCTGTATTGGTAATCATTGCATCAGTCCTAAGACTGGTTAATTCTTCACTTAATTCTAATGTAACATAAACTCCACTTAATCCTGCTTGTAACCAATTTAAGGCAAGATTCATCATTACTAAACTTTTGCCTGACCCTGACCCGCCTGCAAAAATATTTAATTCTCCCCTACTCATTCCACCATACAGAATACGATCCATTTGTGGCCAACCAGTTGAGACTTGTCCCCCATTATTAAAATACCTATTAAGACGACCAGCCGGGTCAGCAAAATAATCTGTACCCATATCTTTTTGTAAACTAATTTGTACTGCATCTTTAATTAGTTTCTCAACTGGCTCAAACTCACCCTTCTCTAACAAGTCGGCTGCTTTAAGAATTGCCCGTTCTAGTTCTTGCCGTTTAGTAAATGATTCAAATTCATCAAAAAACCATTCATAATGCCCATCATTCAATTCTGGAATAGGATCAATGTCTATTCCAGTTGTCGCTTTGATTTGTGTTGAATCAGGTAATACTCTATACTTGTCTGTATGTGTTTTAAACAACTCAGCCGCTGGGCGTAATGAGCGGTCAAAGTTCTCACTATTCATAATATTCATAACACGGGTATACAACTCCGCGTTGGTAATCATCATCCTCAGAAATAATTTCTGAACATCGGTTGTATATTCTAATTGTTTATTAGTTTCTTGCTTTGCCAATTTTTTTCCTTCTCATTTCTACTTTAATTTTACTATTTGTTGCACACTGTAGTATACTTAACAGGGTAGGTAACTTTCCGTATTTGACTACGGCATCATTAACATCTTTTACGTCAACTTCCCAATCGGGTAAACTAACTGAGTATCCCAATTCTAATGCTTTATCACACAATGCTAGTCCTGTTTTATCTCTGTCCGGAACTAGTATAAGTTGTTTATTCAATGTACTAAGTAGCAATGCTTGGTCGCTATTAATGTCATCGTGCATTAGTGCTACCCCATCTATACTTAATGCATCAAATATACCTTCTGTCACTATACATACTTGCCATTCTGGTTTCTGCATATCAATATTAAACACATATCCCGGCTGTTGTTCATTGATATACTTGGGAATTTTGTTATCTAAGAATCTGCTTGTATGTCCTACAATCTTATTTTTATATGTGTAGGGTACTATTACCCTATTACCCATCCTGCCTGCTTCATTTGGGGTAATTAAGAAAGGATAGTTATTACTATCTATCTTCCTACTTTGCAGATATTCCACGTATATTTTGTGTAATGGATTATTACTATCTACAATTTCACCCTCAGGCAGGATGTGTTCATTGAACTTAATTTTTATTTTTTGCTTCTTTGACTGTGTAAAGTCTATCAAGTCTTTTTGTTGTAGACTTTCTAAACTCCAGCGTTTAACTTGTTGGTCATCAATGCCAGACCATACCAATAAATTGCGAGTTTTAACGCTGATTGAACGACCCAATACAAAATTACATTTGAACCCACAATTGAAGCAATGTATCGACCAGTTAGTCCCGTCAAACTTGATGCCACCGCGCATTCTTTTGTCTTGTCTATGACCAAAGTGGGTGCAGCAAATTGCGTTAAAGCTGGTCCAACCCGAACTTGTTTGTTTCTTTTTACCAGGTAATATAGACAGGATATCAAACATCTATTGATTATAACACAATAGAAATGTTAAAGCAAATTATCTGGCTAATATATTTGCAACAACTCCAACATTACTTACAAACTGCATCCTTATATAAGGATGGAATCCGGTAACCACATATCCTTTAGTATCAGTAACATTAGAATATGCAACTGTTGTAATTGGATACCAATCCCCATCTACAATTGTAGAACCTTCAATTATTACATTTCCATAATATCCTGCATATTCGGTTTGTAAACTTAAAATAGGATTATCGTTAGTATTAACCACACTACTATAAAATGTTTGGGCAGTAGAATTAGAGTTAGAATTTGGATTTAAATTAGGGAATGGTTGCCCTGTTGGAATTGTTACTGCTTGAGAAGGAATAAAATTAGGTAATACTGAATTAACAATATTTAAGTCTCCTCTTGCCCCTGAATTTTGATCAACAAATACTGGATAATCAAACTCTCCTACTGGAATTTCTAATGAATAATAGCATCGTTGAGCATCAATGTTTTCTAAATCGGCCGAATTTACGAACAATGCTGCAATTCCTGTGACAGGTAATTGTAAAGTAAGTGCTTTTTGTAATAAGATTTCTCCACCGGTATAATTAATAATTCTGCAAGTAATTGATTTACCTGTGATGTCCACTGGTTTTTGTTCTTGATTTAAAAACTGAAATTGTAATTGATTATCCACACCCTTATGTAGAGTCAATGGTTTAGCATACTGAGGCATATAACTCCTTGGCGAATATCCTGATAATAATACAACGATTTGACGTTGAGTATAAATGAAAACTTGGGTTGAATACACAAATGTAATTTCCTATTATGTATTTAGTCTTCAATATATTAATTTATTAAGTTTGGCTGTCCATTACTAAATAACAATGTAAATGATACCTAACGATTTCTTCAAAAAACTAACCGATTCTCATCCGTTTATAACGGTTTGCTCTTATGCAATGCAGGATTATGTTGGAATCGTTCAAAACAGAGATGATGTTGTAACTACAATATACGATTATGGTGCTATACTTGAGAATGTATTAAAAGAAAAATTCTTAGTATTAGGAGACATTTGGTGGTGGGAATCAAATCGTCTTATACCCATAAATCTTTTTTTAAAAAATGAATGGGCAATTTTTAAGCCTTATCTGCGTACTTTTAATAACAAAAGTTTAGTAATAATGCACGGGCCAACATGTAGTATGACTGAATTACATAAAAGGCGAAGTAAACGCCGTAGTATTACTTTAGTAAAACGAATACCTTAATCATTTCATATCGTTGCGTTCCTGTTCACGTAATAGATTCATATGTACAGCAACAAGCCAAGAATAGGAAATGGCATGCGCTTTTTTGAATACATAGCCATCTGTTCCCTTATCCCATACTGTTTTTGCTACTTCATACCAAGGCAATCCAATCAAATGCTTTTTACCGGGACGAATAACTGCTAAAAACATGGCTAATCTTGGGATGCTATCTATGGGTTCATGCATCTTCACTAAGTTGTAATACTGATTGTTCAAATGAATTAACTTTTCAACAAAAGATTTATCCTTAAGTTTACTCCAATCGGGTTCAACCATCAATTCATTAAGATGTTTTTCGTCCTTAACATTCTCATAGACATGTACATTTAGTAAGTCTAGTTTAAAATAACCGCGCTTTTCTGCTACTGTGTAATCAATACTTGCGATATCAAGTACTGGGTCATAAGGGATAGCAGTAACATAAACGCCAGTCGCATGTTTGCGAATAGGGTTGACATTACGCATTGCTGCGCTAGTATGCTTAATCAGTTCAAGTAATTTATTTCTTGAACCAAAGTCAATGTCAATATCACTATCTATTCTCACGGTGGCATTACCCCGGCTTTAATCAGTTTACTATACGCTTTTTGTACAACAATTGCTTGTCTTTCGGCATCTTCTACTGCCCTGTGTGTGGTAGAGTGACCCCCATCTTTGAGACTGACTCCAGCAACTTCATACAATGTTCTAGTATCTCGTACAGTATAGAATGGCCATGGTATTCGCATCCCAAGTTGTTGCCATGAGGTTTCACAAGCCACAACGTCAAATGCCGCACCGTTAGACCATACCGCCCTACGATTCCAACAAAACTTATAAAGGATTTCCATAGCCTCATTAAATGAGATCCGTCCCTTATCTCCCATTGCTTCTTCAAGGGCTGCTGGATTTTGTTTAGCCCACCAGTCAATGGTATTGTCGTCAATTATCCTTTTGTGTGTTTCAATTTGTTCTTCAATTGTAGGACGCAATTCTAATCGTTCTGCTACCCCATTGCCTTTAGGATCAAATCTAACTGCACCAATCGTTAAGATAACACAATATGGACTTGTGTCCAGGGTTTCCAAATCAATCATTATATCATTTGCCATTACATATGCCACATTTCATACATTGTTATCAATCTATCATCCCACAACTCTATTGTAACACATCCTCCAATTAAGGAGAAGTCCCAACCACAGTGCCTTTCACCGAAATTTCTTCTCATCCATTTTACTATAACAACAGGATCTTCTTTATGATATTTACAATCTCTGTTGTATACTGTTTTGTATCCTGATTTATATTTTGCATCCTTGCTTCTCATGTCCACCTCAATGCAAACAGCAAGGCCATGTGTTCATCTTCAATGGTCACTTGCCAATATACTTGCCAATATATTCTGTCATAGTCGGACATGTCTCTCACTGTGGTCAAATCCCAGCCTGACCCGTATTTGCGACAATAGGCTTGCCGGGCTGAATCTCGTGGTGCAATGTTCTCTTCCAACCAGGCTACAAAGGGTTCGTTGTCTCGCTCTCTAGGGATTAGCACTACACTCATGACCACCTCAATATAAACCAAATATACTCTTGCTGACACAAGAACTTAAATCTAAAGGTACCGGTGTGCCTAGGACCTTCATATACACCATTAACACAGATTAACTTATACTTGCGTATATCTCGTAACCAACTGCTGGCTTTGTAATAAGTGTTATAATCAGGTACAGTCACATACATCCACTCCATACACTCACACCGAGGAGCATGGTGACAGATATCGTCTACTGTTAAAGTCATGACCACCACAATGCTGCTATTGTAGCATACTTGGCATGCTTGCGTCTAATCTTTATGGTGAGACGATTCTCCGAAACATCCTTGAGGCACACTCCCCAATTCCAATCCCACCCTTGTTTGCCTACATATTTTTCCATCCACGGGCGATAATGATCGTTGGGATCTGCACTGTCAATATATTCAAATTCTGGGCCATACCCAGAATATCCGTCTCTATGACTGGGCCCAACTTTTACTTGACCCGTGGGCCAGGCTACATTAATAACCGCGCCTGGCATAAATCTCCACCAAAGTTTGTCTTTGATATTGAGACCACAAGGCATCCACCCTGACCTAGGAAACCAATGGATACCGTGGATACCGTAGATTTCACGCTTGCTCATGACCACCTCAATATAAAAAACGTTCTATCTGCTGCATCACGGAACCAGTACTTACGATCACTTCCTACCCAGCGACAATTAGGTATACCCCAATGACAGCTGCCAAATGTGTCTATCATCCAAACATTCATCTCATCCCACTCCTTACGAGAGTAGTTCCGCGGTTCAACCCAATAAGGCCACTTTGGTTGATTATCAGCATAGCCAGTTTGAAGACTTTTATCGGGAATAACCCAGTCACCATCTCCCCATTTGTCTCTGTTACCATCTCCCCATTTGTCCCTGTTGGCAAAGACACGTTTCTTTATCATAACCACCTCAATGCAAAAAACATATAATCTCGCTCATATCTAAATTTAACATTAAATTCTCCATCTGAAACTCTATACACTCTATACCATCTAGTATGTCGTTCACATTTATCTATATTATCATATAACCAATTAATCATTTCTATACATCTTACATACCATATATTACCCACTAGGGTAATACTATGCGTATGCCAACCGGGCTTATTTTCTTCCCATGTTATAGAAGAATTATAATTATCATAGTCTGTTCTAGTCAACTCCATTTAATACCATAATATGTCACATATTTACTGTCAGTAAATATAAAAATTCCATGTGAGTTTATCTCCCCACCCAACAATGTATTAAACCGATTCGGTATAAAGAAAAAACTAAAATCAATGTCTTTTAGTAATCCATCACTAGTTAATTCCCTAGTAAGCCGAATAATAGTATCAGCAGTACCAAATATTTTAAGTTGTGAACTCATGACCATCGTAATGAAAAATATACAGCATCTTTTTCATCTACAAACACAAAATCCATATATTCTTCTGTAGGATGTGTTGTAAATTTAGTTCCGGGCAATCCAAATTGTTCAATAGCCCAAGCACAAGTTTCATTCCACTGTGGAATATTGTCATTTATTCGCCATGGTATACGAACTTTAATACCCGCCTGCACGTAACAGTTCCTTAACTTGAGTTACAATTTCCGGCTCACGTTTAAACTTAATTGCCCATAATTCTATATTAATATAATCACTAATCATTTTTACTCGGTCTTCGCTTAAATCAGATAAAAACTTAGTTCCACTTTCACTCATATATAACATCCACGGCGATATTTTACCAGTTGTAACAGCATAGCAAATCTTATTTACATTCCCGTAACGTATATAATCATGGCTTTGAAGTCTATCATCAACCGATTCTTTAATTGTTGTTTCAATACTTCTAGCAATTGCATCTAACGCATTTTCTTTTCTAATATATTCACATAAAAAAGTTGAATAGATCCTATCTAAGCACCAATGGTCAATTTTAATTTGACTATTTAATAACCAATCTACATATCTGCTTACATTTATAACATTAACATTTATACAATAAGTACCAAATTTAGCAAATCCAATGTAATATGCGCTTTTAATAAATTCTTCAATTGTTTTATTTTTTTTACTAGTTGAATTCTTTTTATAAAATTGAAGCCATGCTTGAAATCCTATTCTATTAGAATGCGTATCCTTTTCCAACCACCGATGTTTATACTCACATATATGTTTTAATACAGTACTTTCTTTAATGAATTCACGTTTGCAGAATTCACAACTAAATTTTATCGGGTTATCAATTACCAAGGTCTTTTTCATATTGACTAATATCGTTATCGGTTACTAATTGTGCTAATGTTTCTATATCTGTGTGTTTTAAATCGGGAAATACTTTAGCCAAATAACATTTACGTTTATGAGATAATACAAACTCATTTGCAACTGAATTTAATTCTTCTGAATTGCTTTTTGGATAAAGTTTAGTATAATATTCTTGTACATCTTTTAATTTGGCCGGATCTTTTAAAGAAGTAACTCTTGCACTCATATGAGGAATCCATTGGTGAAATTGTTTACCTAGACCTGGACTTGCAGCACATAACATTAACCATTGTAATTTAGGATGTTTCTGCACATTGTCATTGAACAAATTTATATTAGCATGATAATCAACACTACGTAGATAATATCCTTGAATATCACCTGTTCCTTTAACCGCACTCATCCAATGTGTCATCATGTACGGGACAAATTTCTTTTGTTGCTCTGCATTTAATTTATCAATATAGCCATAATCTTTTTTATCCAAGGCTAATAATGCATCAAACAAGTTAAAATCTTGTTTTTCAAATTTTTCATCTATTGGGGTTTTTGTTGCCATATACTACAAAGATTAAAAGGCTTGATTATAATCTACAATCTCACAATTACGACTAATTTCTTTTACAAAATATACACAAGCAGGTTTGGGTCCTTCTTCTAATGGAACACATAAAAATTGTCCATTTTTTAATCTAGGGGCAAACCAAGTTACATCATGGTATATATCAATTACTTCAATTGGTAAAAACGTAGGGCTAAATGATGTTAGCGGATTAAATTCAAATACATTAAATCCTCGATCATTTATACTAGTAAGAGGCAAAGTTTCTAAATCTCCATGTTCTTTTTCTCCGATTAATATTTGCCAATCCACTGGCATTTTAATTGTATGTTTACCAATTTTTATTACCAATGCAGGAGCATTAAATGATTCTAAAAAAATTAATGGGATATAGTGATAATCTACATTTTGGGGATTTGAATTATCCAATATTGCAAATCTAAGATCATCTATTTCTTCGGGTAACGAATCTAAATTATATGATATGTTTTCTAATAGTAATATGTTCATAAGTTATTATAACAAATAATATGTTGATTGTCAAGTTATTTATAAGTTTCTTTAACCACATCAAACGGATAGTTAGATTCACGATAAAATTCTTTTCTTTTGGTTAAATGTCGTTTAGCAAACTTACAACTAGAGGTTATATCCCAAATATTTACAAAATCTTTATCTTCTGCTTTTCTAATTCCACGACCAATTGATTGAATAACTCTAACAAAACTTTTACCCGGTTCAATTAATACAACATTAAAAATTCTAGGGATATTAATTCCAACCGCTGCAACACCATATGTTGCCACCAATACTAATCCAGAGTTTATTGATACTTTATCGTATTCTTCCTGCCTAACTTGAGCTTTTGTATCACCGCTTATGAATACTGCGTCCGGGATTCTATTAACTAATTCTTTTCCGGCATTTACTCTATCAACGAGCACCAATGTATTTCCTGTTACCTTTAAAGAATGTATTCGGTGAGCAATAACATCTAATCGTGTAGCATCTTCAAGTAAATGTTTTAACTCGCTTTGATAATTAGAAAATTCTACCTTATCTTGTAATTGAATAATATTCACATGACATTTAGCAAGCACTCCTTTTTCTTGTAATGTACTCGCGGATAATTTGTTAATAACCGGACCTAAACTTACAAACAATGCTTGACTTTCAAACTTTGCTTTTGGGATAGTTCCTGTTAATCCCCACCTAATAGGAATCTGACTCATTGCGCCAGTTAACAATGTTTTTAATGCCTCAGCTTTTGCCTGATGTACCTCATCTACAATAACACATACGACATTTTCTAAAAATTCATTAATAGTAAGTTCTGAAGTACCGGCTTTTGTATTTTTCAACAAGATATTTAAACTTTGCCAGGTACAAATAGTATGTTTATGTCCAATTTCTTTTCTACCACCATAATATACTCCTACATCAAGTCCCAAATTAATATAATCTTTTTCAGTTTGTGTGACCAAAGATACATTGGGTACAATTATAATACTGCGTCCATATTGTTCTATACTATAACTTAGTACTGCCGTCATAATAGTTTTGCCCGATCCAGTGGCAATTTCTTGCAAGCATTGCGGGTTGCTTAAGAAATTATTAATTAGTGTAATTTGATAATCTCGTAAAATGATTGGTGTGCCTGCGACAGGATGCCCTGCAGGCCAATTTTTATGTTCAAATGTATTATCTGATATTGAATTGAATGTAAAGTTAGTAGAGTATTCTCTAGTATCTTCTAACTCTATGTCATATCCGGCATTATCTATAACGGGAATAATTTCTTCTAATAAATTAACATAAGTACTTCCGCCCAAGCTGAAGTAACTTACTTTTCCATTCCATCTGCCTAATCGGACACTTGGCAAATACCGCGCACCCGGGATTTCATGTTCAAACATTTTCATTAAAGTTTTTCGTTCAGATAATTCCAATCCAATGATTTTAACATTTACCTCGTCAGCAACAACAATTTTACATTTTTTCATTTTATAAAGTATACTATATTTATAACAATAAGACAATGATAATGGCAAAAAAGGGGAACCTAAGTTCCCCTTAAAGGTGTGACAGCAACTATTATTCTTTCATACAAGTGCTAACTGCTAGATTACGCCAATTGTCAGGACTAATTTTTACTAGATCAGCAATTTTCAAGCACATCCGCATACTGATTTCACGCAGTTTGATTTGATTTTCAAACATAAAATCAATGATAACTTGAGATTCATTAGCCTCAAACTGATAATCTTTGAATAGACCACCTTCAGCATCACGATGGACCTGTTTAATACGCAACATTTTATCACGTTGATTATTAATAGTCAAATCCAAAAAGTGACATCTAGATTGCAATGCTTCCAAATGATCCTGAAGTTTTTTAGATTTAACATTTGAAAATTTCAAATTAGTAATGAAAATTGCCGAGCCATTAAAATCAAAACTATCCGGAATCCCTTCACGGCGTAGCAAACTAGAATCAGAATTCCAGCAAATTTTGCGCCGTTTGCCTGAATCTAATGCGGCTTTCAATATATTCAATGACAACTCATCCGAGAATACAGAATCACAATCATCAAAGATCAAGACATTTTTAGAGTCAGAAAATTTATAAAGTTGAGAATACAATCCCAAGGCTGTCATAGCACCTTTAACAACTTCATACCGAATCCTATTACCGGCTATATTATCAAACAGTGTTGCCTTGTGCATTTGTGCCTCGACACCATATGATTTACCAACGCCCGGCGGGCCTGACACAATCATTGCACGGATTTTGCCGTTAACACAGGCTGCTGACATTTCATCAAGAACCGCAAATCGTGTTGCAATACGATTCATAGCAACATCATCTGTTTCTGAAATTAACGCTACAGGTGTTTTAACTGAAATATCGGACACTATAGGATTTCCCTCACTAAATTCAATTTGATGTATATCAGTAATCGTAATTCGTAGATTTTTGCCGGCCTTGAATTGGCCGTTATTTTTAACAGTTACAAAGTTGTTAATTTTACCTGTTTGAAATCCTTTAACTAAAGTAAATTCTTGATCAACAATATCTTTGCCACGATATTTGCCTGAACGAATACGAATAGTAGACATATAAAAACTCTTTTAATTAGTTGAACAAGATTGTATTATATCACAAAACCCATTTAATGTCAACCGAACGGGAGCGGGATTAGAACAATTTCCTCAAATTCATCAATCTGATGAATGTCAACTTCCACAGTATCCCAGCCTGATTCTAACAAAATAGAATAGTGTTCAGGGAGAGTTTTTAACTGCTCAATAAAATCTTTAACTAGCATTTGAAATCCTTTTAACTGATTAAGACTATATTATATCACAAAACCTATTTAATGTCAATAGTTTGTAAACCCTAGATTGTACATTGCACTGCGGAAAGGTTCCGGGCTTGTAAGATCGGCCCAGAAATAAACCTCAGAGCGGACCGTGTCGTTGCAATTGAATTCAAACATTTCATAAATTTGAGCATTTGTGGACACTTCACATTGCTGGATGAATTGTGCAAGAGTAGTAATCATTTTGATTCCTTTATTAACTGTTTAAGAGTCTATTATACACCCAATACCATTTATTGTCAAGTATTGGGTGTATGCTGTTTTTACTTTTGTGTACGCAAGAATGCAGTTTTGCTTTTGTGAATGTCAAAAGACTTTTCACCAGTTTTCACTACAAACAATTTTGCAGTCCCGCAACTGATTTTAACAGGTCCCATATTGGGTGCTTTAGTCAGTACTGGGATGTTTAGGCCCTGAAAGTTTTTCTCAAACACAATGCGAGACACTTGGCCCTCGCTTGTTGGCAGTTTAGAAAATACAGTGTTATCTTGTGCAATCAAAGTATTGATTTCAACTAGAGACATTTTCATATAGGCACCTTTCAATTGATTAAGAGTCTATTATATCACAATCCCCATTTAATGTCAACCTACGCCACTTTAACGATCACATTATCTTGCATGGTCACTTCAGCAAACCATTTGCGTTCATAAGCACTAGGACCAACCACACAGAACTTGCCAGTTGACCGGTATTCAGGACCAAACATTGAAGTTTCATTGAACCGCAGTGGTTTCCCTACTGAGTTTTTGAGATCCTTCTTTGTTTTGTAACCAGATGCTGCCATCATATACTAACTCCTTTAATTAACTGTTTAAGAGTCTATTATATCACAATCCACATTTAATGTCAACCTGTGGGATTGATCATTCTTCAAACTCTTTCAATTCAAAAATATAGTGTCCGCCCCGCCGACTCTGAACCCATGTAAGGCTCCAAAGCATAAAATTCCGTTGCATTGCTGTAATAATGCTTTCATTTCCGGACCATCCTGCAGTGGAGATATGATAACGACGGACTTGCTTATCCTTTAAGTAATCGTGCGGCTCCAACTCAGTAGCCC